GTCCGGGTACGGGTACGGGTACGGGTACGGGGACGGGTACGGGGACGGGTACGGGTCCGGGTACGGGGACGATCTAGTTCGTTGCACTCCGGTCGCATCGCTCGTAACGAAGAACGACCTCCACGCAAAGAGCGCCTGCGCCGATCAACTGAAGCTGTTCATCAAGACGTTTCCCGACGGGTGCAACTGGCCCACGGACGCACAGAGGGCGAGGGACATCGGCCTTGACGTGAACTGGGCGCGAACAAACCTCGGGCTGTTGTTCCCCGTCGGCGTTGAGTTCAAATCCGCTCGCCGCACGGCACCCCCAGAGAGCGGGGAGGGCGGGGAAAAGTGAGGAGCGTGGAGCTTGGGTGTGGTAACGCCGGGATGCTGTCTCTGCCAGAGGGCTCGGCTGGCCTCATTCTGTCCGACCTGCCGTCAGGGGAAACGCAGGCCGACTTCGACAAACAGGTGGACCTCTTCGACTTCTGGCGCGCTGCATGGGCATGCCTTCGGCCGAGGGGAGCGGCGGTCCTGTTCGCATCGTCGCTCAAGTTTGCCGCAACGCTTCGGTCGTCGTCGGACGCGTTTCGCTACGACATGGTTTGGGCCAAGACGCTGGCAACGGGGCACCTCAACGCCAGCCACCGGCCGCTTCGCGCCCACGAATTCATCCTGGTTTTCTTCCGCACACGAGGCGTATACAACCCGCAGATGTCCGCTGGGCACGGGCCGATCCACCGGGCGCGGCGAGTGAGCCACGGGGAGAATTACGGCAAGTTCACGCGCGCGACGGACAGCCGCGCTGGCGCGACGGACAGATTCCCGACCTCGGTGCTCAACTTTGCGAGCGTCGGCACCAGCAGCAAGTCGCGAAAACATCCACAGCAGAAGCCGGTCCCATTGCTGCGCTGGCTGATTCGAACCTTCTCGGCGCCCGGGGACCTCGTTGTCGACCCATTCGCCGGGAGCGGAAGCTGCGGAGACGCCGCTGCAGCCGAAGGTCGAGATTGGCGCGGCTGGGATTCGTCCCCCCGGTTCGCCCGCCCCACCCCAGAGCCCACCCCCGGGAAGGAGCCGACGACGTGACTGAGTTGATCGCAGCGGCGGCAATCTACTGGGCCTATTCGTTTCATGAGCACCACGGGGGCGCCAGGGGGGATGAAGTGATGAGCTGCCCATACTGTGGCTGCGCGTCGCCCCTTGGCTCTCATTTCGTTTGGTGTGCTCGCCCCGCGGGCGCTCCTACACCAGGAGGGGAGCGCTAGGTGGCTGATCTCAGCCTCCAGCGATCATTCCGGGTCCCGGTCCCCGTCGAGCCCGAGGACGAAAACGCCAAGCAGCAGGTGGCCCGCGAGGCGACCAAGGTGGCGTCCCGCCAGTCCCCCCACGGCTACGAGCTCTTCGGGCCAGACGGTCGCATCTCCCCTTGGATCCTGACCTGGGACCGGATGTCCCCGGAGGCTCGAGCTACGGCGGCCGGGCTGGCGCTGGACCTTCGGTTCAGGCTCGACACCCGGATCCTCTACTTCGACGAACGCACCAGGATTGTGTTCGCGGTCCAGCCCGATCCAAACGTCGAGGGAGTTAGAAAGGGGACGGGGAGGCCGGTGGCGAAGACGGTCGAGGAGGCGGTGGTGCGCGCGTCGGCAGGGCACGGCGAGGCTGGCGCGGCGATCCGGCAGTTCATCAAGCGCCGGAAATAGCACCCACCCGCGTAGTATCTCAGGCATGACCGACATGACCACGAAGGGAAAGGGGCGCGGCTTCGCCGGGATGGACCCCGAGAAACGACGGCAGATCTCCTCCGCTGGCGGGAAGGCCGCGCACGAGAAGGGGACGGCGCACGAGTGGGATTCGTCGGACGCCCAGCATGCGGGGCGGAAGGTCGGCGCCGTCTCCGGTGCTCGGCGGCGCTCGGCGGGAAAGATCGCCATTCAGACCACGGGCCACATCGGTGATCGGCCGAGCCTCGGGTCCGAACTGATAGATAGGGGGCGCTGATGGCCGAGAGTACCGAGTTGACGATTCATATTTGCGGCCGAGGCCAGCCTTCGGCAGAATGCAGCGAAAGCGGATGCCGAACGCGAGCCAGCGGGAAGTGCAGCGTACCCCTCAGGGGGCGGAAAGAGGGGCAGACCTGCGACCGCCAGCTCTGCAAGAAGTGCGGTGGCAAGCAGATGATCTGCCCGCCGCACCAGCGCTTGGCCGAGAAGCGAGCGGTCCGGTCGTAGCGGCCGCCCCCGAAATCAAGACCCACATCCTCAAGGCCTACCCGGGTCCGTTCCGCGCGGTGAAGCGGGGCAGGAAGCGCTTCGAGTTCCGGCTCGACGACCGCGGGTTCCGCGAGGGTCACCGGCTCCGCCTGCGCGAGTGGAACCCAGAGGATCGGAAGTACACCGGGGACGAGCTACTCCTCGAGATCCTCCAGCTCTCCCGCGGCCCCGACTGGAACATCCCCCGGGGCTACGTGATCATGTCGGTCGCCCCGATCATGGTCGAGGCCGAGGTGAAGGGGAATGTGACCGAGAGCCGGCGCCGGCGCGACGGGCTGGGTACCGCCGCTCTGTAGCGGGACCCCCGCTCGCTTGACGGACGGGCTCGCGGCCCCGATCCTCGGACGATGGATCGCGATATTTACGTCCAGATGCCCACCGCAATGCCGGTGGCAGGTGACAACGTCCTCTATTCAACGCGGCCGTTCGTCGATCACACCAATGGCCGGCCGTCGATCGCGGGCCCCGTCCAGCCAGACGAGCGCCTCATGCGACGTGTCAGCGGGACATTCCAGGCGAACCAGGACGCGATCGTCAAGTTCCAGTTCTGGGACGTGGTCACCAAGGTGTGGGTGACGATGGACAACAACGGGGCGGGCACCTCGGCACCGCACGCGAATGGCCCGGCGAACTTCTTCTACGACATCCCCCACGCTGGGGACGTCCAGGTGGTGGCGAACTTCGTGGTCCCGCCCACGGCGTGGCAGGTGCCTGCGAACCTCCGGCTCTCCCAGCAGGCGTCTTCCTGATGAGCCCACGTACCAAGGGGGCTCTCAACTTCGTTCTGACGATCGCCTGTACGACGGCCATTGCGTATGGCGTCTCACGTCCGAAGGCTGTCCCAACCTGCCATCGCGTCGGAACGGACATTCACTTCCCGCAGGATTCCGGTGGTGGTAGTGGCGGCAGCGGCGTCACGGGTGTCGCGCGCCCCATCTTCAACGTCCTCGACTTCGGAGGCGTCGGCAACGGGACGGCGAACGACACGACCGCCGTCCAGGCGACCCTGACGGCAGCAGCGGCTGCTGGTGGCGAAGCATTTCTGCCAGCTGGGACCTGGCGCGTGGAGCCGGGCGTGCTCGCAATAACGAATGCCTTCGGCGTGGAGCTCGACGGGGTCGGCGTGGATGCGACTCTGCTCGACGTCGACGACACTCTCGGAAACTCTGGCGCGGTCGGCTACGCGATCACGAACTGCCAGGGCTGGGGGATCCACGGCCTGACGATAACATCGCCAACTCAGCGCTCCGCCAGTAGTTGGCAAGTTCGGGTGATCGGGGGGAACGGCACCGGAACCCGCGCAAGCGCTCCGACTATCGCCTCGACCATCACCGCGACAGACGGCCTTATCGAGCGAGTCAACTTCAATAACTCAGGTGGTGCCGTCGATCAAACGGACGCGGACGGCGGCTATCCTGGTGGTGCGTGGATCATCGTCATCGAAAACGTGTTCGTCTACAACCCGGCGACGGGCGCGACGATCTTCCACGTCTACACCTGGGGCGGTAACCAGGACTTCCGGAACGTCTGGATCTCGGGAGTGTCAACGCTCGACACCGCAGCGTCCGGCCTGACGATCGAAGGTTCGGGCGGCTTCAGCCTCTACAAGTTCGATACGTTGTTCTGCGATACCGGGCTCCTCGTCGACGGGAACCCTGGGAAGTTTGGCCGCGTACAGGCTGGTCAGATCTCGTCCTGCTACTTCGACTCCGGCAACCTCAGCAACGTCATCATAAAGGCCGAGATCGGGGCCAATGTTGGTAACATCACCTTCACGAACGACTGGTTCGCGACCAACCATCCTGGCGGCGGCGGGCTGCTGGTTATCGGTGATGGCATCACCAATGTCGACGACATCCAGGTGATCGGGAGTCGGTTCGTCGCTTCAAGATCGATCGGCTTGCTCGTCAACAGAGCGACGAATGTTCTGCTCTCCGGTGATTTTATCTCAGGCGCCGCGACCACGGGCGTGACGATCTTGAACGCCTCCGACGTCGGCCTCAGCAACGTCAAGGTGGGGACTTACAACCTCGGCAGTACCACGACGCCTGTTGGCCTTACCGTCGACGGCACATCGACGATCAGCATGGATGACTCAAGCAACTTCGGCGCCTGCACGGCGACCTACGTCTCCGATCCGAAGTGGCAACGGCCCTTCGTCAGCCGCACTGCGAAGGTCGCTGGCTACGGGACGCCGACTCTGACCAACCGGGCCTTCTACACGCCGTGCGTGAACTTGTCCGATATCACCGTCGTCTCAGGATCGGTGACGGCAGTGTCCTCCAACGGAGGCTGGTACCAGGTCACTGGAGCGTCGGGAACGTACGGGACGGGGCGCTTCCCGGCATCAACGACCCTTGTCACCAACGTTCGCACGCAGAAATGGTCGATCGGCGCGCACGCCAAGATCACGGTCCCAGCGCCGTCGCCCGCGGGATCGATCATCCGCGTCACCAACATGACCGACGGCTCCACGGCTGACTGCTATCTCGGTATGGTCGGAGCTTCGAGCACCACGAACTGGGCTGCGCAATGCGGAGCCACGGTCGTCGTCACGTCCGTTGCTGTCGACTCGAACGAGCACGACGTTCAGGAACGCGCTGACGGGACGAACGTGAAGTTCTACATCGACGAGACTCTGGTCGCGACCATCGCGCAGAGCAATGCGGCCAACGCGGCTGGGTTCGCGCAGATCGCCGCCGGTACCCAAGGCGCGGGGCCGGCGACGTTTCTGATCGGCGATTGGGCCGCGTACACCGAATAGGCCGCATGCCATCCCGGACGGAGCTGCTGTTTGTTGACCCCATCCAGGGGGGGCCGGTACCCGATCCGAGCCCCCGGTCGTCGACCTTCTTCCTCGGCCAAGGGAACCAGCTTCCGATCCTGACCGGACAGTTTCTCCAGGCCGATGGGTCCGGTCGGCGCTGCCCCTTCGACCTCACCGGCTGGACGGTCACCTTCCGGATGATGGGCGGCGGTCGCTGCGGTGGCGTGCTCGTCGGGACCGCCGGGACGATCGCCATCCTCAACGCGCGCGCCGGGACCTTCACCTACGCATGGGCCGCCCACGACGCCGACAGGCCCGGGACCTACCGCGCGGTCGCCACGGCGACGAAGGGCGGCCAGTCGATCGACTTCCCCAACGACGACTACGCGACCGTGATGATCCGGCCCGCGCTCGGCGGCTGCTAGGGAAGTGGAATCTTCACGCCGACCGTGACCGTCGGCCTACCGTCCTGGTCGACTTGAACGTCGGCGTCGATCGAGACGCCACGGCCGATCTCCTGCTCGATCTCCGCTTCGACGCTCGCCTTCCCGGTTGGGTCGACGTGCAGGGTCAGGTCGATCTCGCCCGACTTGCCGGGCATCAGGTCGCGGTCCCAGATACCCAGGCCTGCAGCGCAGAGCGGGGCCCATGGAAGCGACTGGCGTCGCAGGGACCGACGCCCGGGCACGAATAGGGATCGCCCATCTGGCCGCCATCAGTCCATTGCCAGATCTTCCAGTCGGACCACTGCGGCGGGAGCTTCGGCGGAACGCCCGCGCTCTTGTACCGCGGAGCCCACAGCCCGAGCCGCGCCGCCCGGGACCAGGGCGGGTTCCCCATGAGGGACATGACGCCGGCCGATCCGTAGTAGTGGTCGAACGGTTTGGCCAGACCGAGCTGCTTGAGGCGCGCGTAGAACGCCTCCAGGTACCCGATGTCGACCAGGGCGCTCCTCTCGCTGTCGGCCACGATGCACTCGTTCGGCGCCAGCGGGCCGACGATGTTCGCGCAGCGCTCGGCGTCCGCGGCCCCGTCGCCCGGCTCGCACACGTGGTAGTAGGCCACCAGGTCGAAGCCGCGAGCGCGGGCGCCGGTGCGATGGGCGGCAAGCGTTGGATCGGTGAAGTCGCTCCCCTGGCTGGCCTTCGCCGCGAACATGACGATGTCGGGAGGGATATCCCCGAAGCTCTTCACCGGATCGTGGTGGCTGACGTCGATTCCTTTGGCCCACGTCGGATCGATCATGCGGCCGAGGGTACACCCGACGCGGTCAGGCGGCAGCCTTCGCCGGCTCCGAGTACCCGTTCGCCACCCAGGCTGAGGACGAGCGTCAGGGTCTGGAGGATCCGCAGGCTGAGGTCCCCGTCCATCATCTCGCCGGAACAGCAGGCGGCGACCTCTGTGGTTCCGGACACCAGGATCGCCCTCTCGATCGAGCTGAAGAAGTCCTCCTCGAAGTGGGGCCCCGGCCAAGCGTGGTAGGCCGGCTCGCCCTTCGAGCGCGCCCAGCAGCTGATCCCCAGTCGCCCGGGGCCGCTCTCGACGCGGATCATCACCTGCCGCTCCGCGCCGCCAGGTTGCGCCCGGAGGAAGACCGACAGCTGGGCGACCCCCGGGGACTGCTTCGAACACCTGACCATTCTCATCGACGGCGATACTACGCGCGGGTCCGGTATCATGGGCGGCCGGGATGCGCTCCGCCGCCGTCGCCCAACGCCACCAGATCCTCGTCAACCAGGCCCGCGCCGCCTATCGGCTATCGGTCCTTCGGGCGCGGGAGAGTTTGGCCGACTTCATCGAGCTCTGCGGGCGGGACGAGGACGGCAACCGGATCCAGCTCCACTTCCTCCACCGCTGCTGGATCTGGCACGTCAATTACGCCTGGAGCCGGGGGAAGCACGCGATGATCATGGCGCCCTTCAACTCTGGAAAGACGAGCTCGCTCGCCATCCCGATCGCGGCCTTCCTCATCGGCCAGAACGTCCAGAACCGGATCAAGATCGTCTGCGCCGGCGACGGCAACGCGAAGCTCCGCCTGGCGGCGGTCAAGAGCATGATCGAGTCGTACGAATACCGATCGGTGTTCCCCCACGTCCGGCCCGGCCAGAAGTGGGACACGACGGAGGCGTTCGTCGCTCGAGAGGGCAACGCCGTCGATCCGACCCTCCACGCTCGGGGGGTGCTCACCGAGGGCATCGGCGGTCGCGCGGACGTGGTGCTCTTCGACGACGTCTGCACCCAGAAGAACAGCGAGCAGGAGGCGAACCGCCACAAGATCACGAAGTTTGGGCGCGGCACCTGGCTCTCCCGCCTCGACGGCGACGCCGCGCGCGCGATGGCCTTCGCCACCCCGTGGGCCCAGGACGACTTCTCGGCCGACCTCAAGAACGACCCAAACTGGGTGACCCTGGTCCAGCGGGTGCGAGTGCCGGACCTCGGGGCCTACGAGCAGGAGGTCTTCGGCGCCGGCTCCGACTACGCCGAGCTCTTCGCCGACTTTATCGACAGCATCGGCGCGAGAATGGCCGCCTGACGCGCCCCGGACCCGCGTAGTATCTGCGCCCATGAAGGTTGACCCCTACGACGTCCAGGAGCTGATCACCGAGGTCCGCAAGGTCTGCCCCTTCTTCGAGAGCGTGAACGACAAGGCGCTGGGGCAGCTGGTGGGCCAGTCGCTGATCGAGACCGTGACCACCGCCCAGGCGGTGGAGAAACGGACCGAAGAGGCGGGAGTGATCCCGGGCGACATCGCCGGTGTCTATCTCCACTACGGCGCCTTCGTGCACATCACCAAGGACCTACCACCGTCCGCGCACCAGCGTCAGCTGATCAACGCCGGGGAGGAGATCGGAAAGCTCATCGTCCGGAAGTTCGGTGAGAAGATCCGCGAGAAGCTCGAAGAGAAGACCACCAAGGAGAGGAGCTGAGAAATGGCCAAAGGAACACCACCCAAGAATGGGAAAACCAAGCAGGGCGGCAACATCGAGGTCGGCGAGCGCTTCAAGCGCATGCTGCCGGTCCCGATCAACGCCAAGCGGACCCAGGAGAAGCGGGACCGCTGCTTCGACATCGACGAGGAGATCCTGGTCGAGCAGGAGAAGATGGAGCCATACAAGACGCGGGTCCGCGAGCTGCAGGCGGAGAGCCGGCAGCTTCACGAGGACGTGAAGAGCCAGACCGAGGAGCGCGAGGTCCCGTGCGTCGAGGAGCGCGACTATGCCCGCCGAGAGATCCGAATCATGCGGATCGACACACGCGCGGTGGTCGAGGCGCGGACCATGACGGACGCCGACCGGAGCCCGGAGCTACCGACGCTTCCGAAGGGCGACAAGCGCCCGCCGACGCCGGGCGAGGCGATCTCCGAGGCGCGCAAAAAACCGCCGACGCTGAAGAGCGTCCCGCACGCGAAGGAAAAGAAGGAACCGCCGGTGGCAGTTCCCGAGCCCGAGGTCGACGACGAACACGACGGAGCCGGCGCGCCCGGTTAGACCACCCCAACCAGGGTCCCGGCTGGGCGCGCGAGGGGAGAGGCCGCCCGGCCGGGACGCGATCTGTCTGTCACGACCGCCGCCCGTTCACGTAGGATGATCCAGCCATGGCGAAGAAGCCTCCTTCGATCGCCGAGCAGATCCGGGCCGCGCTGAACGCGGTATTCGGCGAGCGGCGCCAGCGCGCCAAGCCGAAGGCGAAGAAACCGAAGCCACCGGCGAGGGCTCCTCGCGGTCGGCGCACATATAAGAATCGGGCGAAAAGGCGGGCAAAGGTATATGTGAAGCCGCCCCGGTCTCCCGCCCGCCCGCGCCGCTCCGCGCAATTACGACCAGCTGCTGGTAATAAATCAGGCCCGCCGGGTGAGAGCGATCTGGGGCCGGTGCTGGACGAGGCGCCGCTCCCGGACGAGCCCCATGTCGTCACAGAGGTCCCGAGCGCACCTCCCGCGCCACCAGATCCGCCCGCAGCCCCAGCAGAAGGCGACCCAGCAGGGCGGGAGGTGGAGGCAGCAGGGGGCGTCGCCGAAGACGTCGAGGGGCGCAGTCTTGCACCCGCGACAGAGCCGGACCTTCGCCCAGAGGTTCACGGCTCTGATACTGCGCGGAAGCGCGGCCCCAGGCGCTGCAAGGTCTGCGGCGAGCTCGGGCACGATCGGCGGACCTGCCCCTCTGTCGCGATTATTCCGGACGCCGCCGCCGACGGTGAGGTGGTCAAAACAGCGGAAAAATATTCCGAAACCATTCCGCCAGCCGAGCCCAACCCGGCGCACGAGGCGCGCATCGCCGAATTCCGACGCCTGGCCGTGTACTTTCCCGCGCTCGCTCCGCGCGCCCGCTCCGTCGCGCTGCTGGTCGCGCAGGGCTACGACCCAGGGGCGATCGCCGGGGACCTGCAGATCAAGCGCTTCGACGTCTACCAGCTGATGGAGTGGGCGACCACGGAGCTGCGTGCGGCGGAGGAGAGGCGCCCAACGCCAGCGCCGGTGCTGCCATCGCTGCGCCCGCCGGCCGCGATCGGGGTCGAAAAAGAGGAACAGTCGCTCCCGCCCGCGCGGCGTCCATGCAGGGTCTGCGGCGCCACCGATCACGACGGCCGGCGACACCGCTTCGACGGGAAGAGAGCGGCGGACTTTTCCCCAAAGCCGCCCACCGTTACCCAGGAGCACCGCGAAGAGCCCGAGATCGCTGAAGAAGCACCGCCCGCCGTTGCCCAACCCCGCCCGTCCAGGAGCACCGGGGTTGGGCGCGGACGCGGGCGCTGCCGGCGTTGCGGTCAACCTGGCCACCGGGTCACCACCTGCCCGCTCGACGAGAGCGACATCGCCGCCGCGCGCTTGCAGGACATCGCCGCCGCGTGCGTGCGTCTCGGGCTGTCGGCCGCGCCGCCGCCGCGCGCGCCGCTGCCGATTGTGGAGGCGCCGATCGCGCCGGAGATCGAGCGGCCCACCTGGGACCCAGCGGACCTGGACGCGATCGCCGAAATGGTCCCGGGCCAGCCGGAGCCGCCCCCGCCACCTCCCCCGCCACCGGAGCCCGAGCCGGAGCGCTTGGTGAAGGTATCCGACATCAAGGACCGGCACCGATCGCGCACGATGAAGTCGCCGTACCGCCTGACGGTCAAGGAGCGGCGGGCGGGAGAGCTGCTCGAGGTGCCCGAAGATCTTGAGATGCCGCTAACCCGAGGGGAATGCCAGGCTGACCCCGGGCGTCCCTGCCCCTGGGTTCGGTGCAAGGCGCACCTCTTCCTCGACGTGAACGAGGAAACCGGGGCGATCAAGCTGAACTTTCCCCATCTCGAGGTCTGGGAGATGAAGGAGACCTGCTCGAACGATGTCGCAGATCGCGGCGGGCATACGCTCGAAGAGGTCGGTGCGCTGGTTAATCTAACGCGGGAGCGCGTGAGGCAGATCGAGACCGGGGCCGGTCGGAACCGGGCGGCGAAGAAGATCGCGGAGGACGTCGAGTTCATCGACCACGACGACGAATCCCCGCTGGCCTCGGCCATCGGCTGACGCTCTCCCCTTGCGTACCGCCTGCGGCCGCGCCTATCCTCGCCGTCATGGAGCGCAACCACCCGCTGGCCTACCTGGCAACGCTGGGGGTGCTGCTCGCGATGGCGCTCGGGGGCTGCTCGTTCATCCAGAAGCCCTGTCAGGACCCGAACAGCTGCGAGTGCGCGTCGAATCAGAACCCCTCGTGCGCGCCGTTCCCGAACGACAACGGGGACAACCCGTCTCAGATGGCCAAGAAGCCCGATGGAGGATCTCGATGAAACGCCTATTGATGCCCGCCCTGTTCGCCCTACTGACCGTCTCGCTCGCTGCGCCAGGCTGCGCCGGCAAGTTCCCCGGGGACATCTGGCCCGCGCTGAAATCGTGCGGTGCCTCGGACGTCACCTGGGCTGCGGCGACGGAGGTCTTCGGCGACCTCGTCGAGATCGTGGACGGCAACCTTGCGGGGGAGACCGACCTCCTGGCGATGCTGGCCAACGACGTCGGGGGCGGGATCCCCTGCCTCGTGAACTACTTCGAGACCCAGGGCGGGACCATCGGCGCCGCGGCGACGAAGTTCAAGGTCGGGCACGCGAAGGAGATGAAGGCGGCCGAGGCGCGCGGGCCGGTCTCGCTGCGCTGCCCGACGCTCGAAAAGATTTCCAAAGCCGAGGGGGGAGGCGTTGCCCGCGCGAGCGGGGATGCTGCGGACGAACGAGCCGCTCTTGCCGTTGATCCTCGTGAGGGAAGCGCGTCGGCCCCGCCTGCAGCGGGTGTCGCGCCGGGGGAGAAGCACTCGGCCTCCCCGGCGAATCCGACCTTGGCGTCCTGCGATGTCGTCTGCGGGAGCGCGAACAGCCTCGCGCCTCCGAGCGGCTGTCTCTGCCAGCGCAAGGTCGACGGCCAGCTTCGGTGGGTCGCCTCGAGGTGACCCGCCTCTACGCTTCGTTCGCTCTCGCGGCGCTTGCCCTGATGGCGGCGCCGCACGTCGTCAGCGCTGGTCGAGCGACCATTCGCGTGACGAACGCGATCGTGGCGACTGCTGCCGCCGACCTACTGGACGGCAAGAAAGAGTGGGCGTTGGATGCCGTCTCGTGCGGTGTCGAGTTGATCAGCAAGGAGACGAATCGATGAGCACCGAGGAACAGACGGAAGGGTCCGGACCGATCGAGCCGATCGGGGGTGACATGCCGCAGATCACCGATCCGCCGGTGCCGTCCGATCCGCCGCCGGGCAACGACGGGACGCCGACTTTCCCGCCGCCGGCGCGGCGCCGCTGCATGGGGAAGAAGCCGGTCCGGCATGACCCGCGCACGCTCATGCTGCGGCGCTACCTGCCGACCTCGCTGCCGCCGCCGCCGGTCTCGGTCGACTGGACCAAGGCTGCCACCCCGCGCTGGGGGATGATGAAGAACGACGAGCTCGGCGACTGTACCGGCGCCGCCGTCGGCCACGCCGAGCAGGACTGGACCGCGAACAACGGGTCCGAGTTCACGGTCACCGACGCCGATGTCGTCGCCTTCTACTCGGGATCGACGGGCTACAACCCGGCCGACCCGAGCACCGACCAAGGGGGCGTCGAGCTCGACGTCCTGAACTACTGGCGCAAAACCGGCATGGCCGGGCGGAAGATCCGCGCGTTCGTCGCGCTCGAGCCGAAGGACCGCACCCACGTCCAGCAGTCGGTCTTTCTCTTCGGCGGGTGCTACATCGGCCTCGCCCTCCCGGCATTCGCCGAGAACCAGGGGACCACCTGGACGATCCCAGCCGGCGGCGACGAGGGAAGCCTTGAGCCCGGAAGCTGGGGCGGGCACGCCGTCTGGGTGCTCGGCTACGACCAGAACTGGGTCTACTTCATCAGCTGGGGCGAGGTCTACAAGATGTCGTGGGCGTTCTGGAACGCCTACTGCGATGAGAGCTACGCCTGTCTCTCGGACGACTGGTGTTCCTCGGGGGAGGCCCCCAGCAAGTTCGACCTCGCGACGCTCGAGGCGGACCTGAACCAGGTCACCAACCCGGCGTCGAGCTCGAACCCCGCCACCGCGGCTGCCGCCCAGCAGGCGCGGCGCGAGAAGGAGCACCGCCTCCGCGAGGGGACGGGCACTGACGAGGACCACGCGCTCACGGTGACAAAGAACGTCAACGAGAAGGCCGGTGTCGGGTCGGTCACGGCGGTCAACGACGCGGGCGACGAGCTCGGCGTGACCATCCTGTCGGCACCGGACGAAGACCCGACCGATGCGCACGTCCAGCTGCGCCTCCTGTTGAGCGGCAAGGGCTCCGTGGTGACGTTCTCGGCCAAGTGGCTGGGCGAGTTCGTCCAGGGAGTGAGCGAGATCTGCGACGTGCTCCTGCGCCCGCGGCGCCCGGCGGAGCAACCGGAACAGCAACCGCCCACCGACCCGCCGACGGCGACCTGATGGACCGGCGCTGGCAGCATGCCCTGGCGGCGATCGTCCTGACGGTCGCCCTCGGGGCCCACCTCACCGGGTGCCCGAAGCCCCCCATGCCGCCGGTGGTGAATCCGCCCGACGCCAGTGATGCCGCTCCGCCACCGGGACCGGTCAATTGCACTGCGGCGACCAACCACCGCGCGCAGCTCGGATGCGCCAGTCAGGGGGGCTTCCTGGGCATCTGCCTGAGCGTGAACGACCAGCGGTTCTCCGACTGCGTCGCCGCCGAGCCCAGCTGCGCGGCAATGGATAGCTGCGACCCGGCGCTCCTCGGCACGGCGCCGCAGACCGGCGCTCCCCACCCGCACGGCCGGTGAGCCCCATGGGCTACCTCTACGCCTTCCTCGCTGGCTCCGCCTTCGTGGTCGTGGTCCTGGTGGTGGTCGACGACTGGCGGCGCAACCGGAAGGCCCGCGAGAACATCAAGCGGGACCTCGGCGGCAAGCGGTGAGCCTCCCGCTGATCCAGATCCGTCGCTCCCCGGTGAGCGCCCTGGTCTCTCTCGGGACCGCCCGCGTCAGGGTGAGGGCTCACCTCGTCGGCCGTCTGAGCCGGACCGGCGGGGCGCCCACGTTGGCCGAGGTCGAGGTCGACGGGACCGATCGGGTGACGCTGGTGCCGGCGTCCGACGTGGAACCGTTGACGCCCGAAGCACGCCAGCAGATGCTCGACGTCGGACACCCGTAGAGGAGATCGCCCATGTCGTTCGACGAGTTCGCGAAGAGAACCGCAGGCACCCCCGAGGCCGTCGCCGGCGCTGCCGCTCGCGCCGCGGAGCTCGCGCGCAAGCCGTTCGCCGAGGCGTTCGTGAACGACGTCTACCCGCACTGGCAGGGGCCCCTCAAGAGCATCTCCGGGAAGCAGGGGGTCGAGTTGGTGACCCACGGCCACGTCCCCGGGTTCCTTCCGATGGGCCGCGCCGTCCAGCCGATCGACGCCCCGGTGCTCTCAGAGGTCCTGACGGTCACGACCCACGTCGGCGTTCGCGCCGTTGTGGCCTACGCCTTCGCCGGTGACGCGACAGACGGGTCGGTGACCCGGGTGGCCGGCTTCGCGGAACATGGCCCCCTGGTGCTCGCCACGGAGGGCCCGGCGTCGCCCGTGGTCCTCGCCCGCGGGCCGCTGGCCAAGCTGACGGAGGCGCTGGTGGCCGACGTCGACCAGGCGATGCAGCTCTTCCCCCTCATGCTCATCGACGCCCTCAACGCACGCCAGGACCGCCTGGTACGCGAGGAGGCGGAGCGCGAGGCTGCCGACAAGGCGAAGGCCGAAGCCGAGCAGAAGGCCAAGGACGAGGCTGCCGCCAAGGAAGCCGAGCGCATCGAGGCCGAGGCCGCCGCGGTCCGGGCGCGCAAAGAACCGCCCCCCGCCGGGTAGTCGCCCTCCCCGCGTAGTATCGGCGGGGATGAAGATCGTTTATATCGCGGGGAAGTTCCGGGGTCCGAATTCCTGGGCGGTCGAACAGAACATCCGCGAGGCGGAGCTGCGGGGCTTCCAGGTCGCCCAGTCGGGGGCGATGCCGCTCATCCCCCACACGATGACGCGGTTCTTCGACGGGACGCTGACCGACGAGTTCTGGCTGCTCGGGACGCTGGCGCTCCTCGAACGCTGCGACGCCGTGCTCATGGTCTCGGGCTGGGAGTATTCGGTCGGGGCGAAGGCGGAACGCGAGCACGCGAAGGCGCGCGGCCTGCCGGTCTTCGACCTCTTCGGCCAGTTCGCCGACTGGCTGAGGCTCAACCCGTAATGGACACGAGCCCTCCCGATCCAGAGAAGCGCGCCGGCGTCGACCGGATGTCCCGCCGAGACCGGGCCTACGCCTGCTGGCTGGCGCTGCGCGCGGGCTTCCCCCTCGTCCGCTCGACCTGGGGCGTCGTTCCAGAGACCGGCCAGGTGGTGGTCGACATCCCCCGGGTGGGGGTGACCTTCGCCATGGCCGCAGGGACGGAGGAGCTGATCCTCGCGGCGATCGAGTTCCGCTTCGGGCAGGACGCGCGGCGGCGCGTGGAGGGAGGGATCGGTGGCTGACAAGCACCCGCCGGGCGACCATCCTCCCCCGTGGAGCGTCTGCGACAACGTCCATGGGGGGAACGGCGTGGTCGATGGTGCCGGCGTCCTGGTGATCGGGGTCGACGACCCCTGGCAGAATATCGAGTTCATGGACGACTACGCGCGGGAGATCGTGCTCGCCGCGCCCGAGATGGAGGCACTGCTGCGGGAAATCGTCGCCAGCGACCCTTACGACTGCCTTGACGCAGTGGATAGACAGAAAGAAGTGGCCGCCATGATCGCCCGCCTCGACGAGGCTCGCCGTGGCTGAGCGCTGCGAGTTCTGCGCCTCCGGGAAGTGGATCGGCCCGGGAGACCCAGCACCGGCCAGGTGCCACACGCGCGGCTGTCCCGGGAACCCGGAGACCGACAGCGAGGAGGACCCGCTCCTGCTGGTCGCGATCCGAGACGCGGTGGTGGCCGAGGCGTGCGCCTACCAGGGGATCGAGAAGCCGAGGACCGACGGCGAGTACACCCGGATCCACGACATCTTCCGCTACGCGCAGGCGGCGCTGAAGGCGATCCGGAAGTTCGAGGCCGACCGTGGCTGACGGTCGCCCGGTCCTCCGGGTCCTCGCCACCAGGCGGATGGGCCAGCTGGGCGGCCACACGATCCTGGTGCTCGACAGCGGTGGACCGACCGTGGTGGCGGTGATCTGGGGCCGCCACCTCACGATGACGCGGAAGCTGATCGAGGACGAGTTCACGGTGGTCGCGACACTCGAGGACGAGGAGGCGCCGGTCTGATGGCCTGCTACCCGCTGAAGACCTCCACGGTCACCGGGATGGTCTGCACCGGCCGCCAGCGCCGCTCGAAGTGCATGACGCCCAACTGCGGGAAGCTGGTCGAGGCGCTCTGCGACTACCCGGTCACCCGCAAGGGGAAGCGGACCACCTGCAGCGCGAAGCTCTGCACCGGCTGCCGCGTCCAGAAGGACGACGCCACCGACTACTGCCCGCCCCACGCCCGGCTGGTGGACGCTCGGCAGCGCCAGCCGGAGCGCGGCGACGTTCGGATCCACATCGAGACGGGGTTTCGCCTCTGGGTTCTAGGGGTGACCGACGGCGCCGTGACCTTCGCCCGGAATCCTCCCGATCGGAGCAGCAGGTGCGTCGGCGTGCGGCAGACCGTCGAGGTCGACAAGTGGATCGCGAAGACCCGCCCAGCGGGAGCCGCCGGCAAGTGCAAGGGGTGCGAGGCGCCGATCGAGTGGTTCAGGAGCGCGGACGGGAAGAACATCCCGCTCGACACGGTGGAGCACCCCGACGGCAACATCGTGATCGACCACGATGGCGTCGCCCTCTACGCCGAGCGGGGGAGCTTCCCGCTGATGTTCCTCTCGCACTTCGCTACGTGCGTCGAGGCCGATCGGTTCCGGCGGAAGAAGACCTGACCGCCTACTGCACGTAGCGGACGTCGGGCTCGTCGTACTTGTGGGCCAGCGCCACCCATTCGGCGCGCACGTCTGTCGGGACGTGTTCGCCGCAGGAAGCGACGCGCGTGCAGAGCGACTCGACCACCCGCTCCATCGTCGCCAGCCCAACGAAGACGCTCATCTCCCCGTTGGGGTGGATCATCTGCAGTCGGTAGGGGGCGCGGGTTCCGATCATGGGAGAGACGAACGCGCGGTGGTGGGCGTGGCCGAGCTCTAGGACCCAGGGGGAGATCATGGGCGTGACTCCATGATTAGCCGTTCTTCGAGCATGTACGGCAGCACGTCGGAGCCGGTCTCGCGTTGGCGCTTCTCCCTCAACGCCGCGTCGATGTCGAGCGGTTCACCGACGAACTCGGCGATCCTGTCGAGCGCAGCGCCGGTGTCGCCGATCAGGTCCTCGAACATGAGCCGCAGGACCGGTCCGCATGCCGCCAGCACGGCGCAGGCGCGCGGAGCGTCCTTCTCGAACGACTTCGCGATCACGCGCCACTTCGCGCCGTCGATCGGGAGCCCGACGGCCTGCCCGAACTTCACGAAGGACTTCGCCTGTTGCTTCGGGTCTCGGGCGAGGAAGATGGAGCCGCGGATGGCGTTCGGCGGGTGGAATACCTGCGGGTCGAGCCACTTCATGATCCCGGTCGCTCCCTTCGGAAGACGCCCGCGCCCCTGGTTGATCGGATGCTCGAACGCGGGATAGAGCGAGATCTTCGGGTCGAACACCGGCCAGCCGCCCGCAGCGAGCATCTGCATGGTCAGCGACGACCCCGAGCGCGTGAGCCCCGACACCAACACGAGTCCGGTCATCGAATCACCCTCCTTGCGATCTCGTCCACTTCCCCGATCGTCTTCCTCGCCTTGACCGCCTCGACGAGCTGCCGCCAGGTCTCGTCACTCGGCGCATTGGCCCCCGCCACCTTGGCGAAGATGGCCCGCTCTGGGACGGACATCCGGGTGAGCCAATCCGCGCAGACCTCGTTCTCCGCGTTGCTCCCCGCCATCGGGACGAAGGCCAGCAGCTTGAGCACCTTGCGGCGGCGGGCGGAATCCTCGAACGGTCCGACCCCGTTGGATTGGCGGGCCCGGATCCACCTGACCTCGTCTGGGGTGAGCGCCTCCCACGCGGCATCAATGCGCGCGCGAAGGTCGGCGGACGCTCGGCCCTCAGACTCCTCGGCGAGCCGCTCCAGACCCAGGTAGGCGCTGACGCGGGGCGAGTTGGCGGGCGTCGCGCGGAGGACCCGCACGAACGTCCCGTACTCGTCCTCCCCCTTCTCGCCGATCACCACGTCCCAGGCGGCGCAGATGGCCTCCAGGGATTTGTAGGTGATCGCCGAGCTGGAGGTGCCGGTCTCCTGCTTGTTCATGAGGGCCCAGTGGCCGGCGCTCAGCGGGCGGGCGACGGTGTCTTGGAGCAGGTGGTTCTTGGTGGGCATGGAGTTCCTTTGGGGAGTGGTGAAGGTCACCCGAAGGAAATGCACGACCGGGGCCAGCGGCAAAGGGCCGATAGGGTGCCGGACTTAACGCAGCCGGACCGGGCCGCCAGCGCCACAGTGGGCCGGAAATCGTGCCCGGCATTCACAGGCGCCCAGCCCGCCCGCGTAGTATCTCGGCAGACGGCGCGGACTTGAACCTGGCCCCAAGAATGCACAACCCCCCAAGCATGAACAACCTCAAAACGACCCCGGCTTCCTTCCCTTCCTCCTACCCCCTCGGCGCCCTCGTCGAGACACCGCCCGAGTGGATGATCGACCTCCTGGCGGACCTCTATGCCGCCGAGATCGTCGGCACCCACGGTTTCGGCATTCGCCACCCCCGGGCCGCTTGGCTCAACCTGGTGGTCAGCAGCGTGACGGAGTGCTTCTGCTGCGAGGCCCCGGCGCGCTGGGAGGAGGACTACCAGACGGCATACTGCTCGCGCTGCGCGGAGGCGGAGATCGCGGTGGCGGCGGCGCGCGGGGCGGTTCCGCGCCACGCCCCGGCCTACGAGACGGAGCCGACGAAGGTCGAGCCGTTCCTCCCGGACGCGCAGCTCCCGCCGCTGCGGACCGCGTCGCTGCTCTGCGCGCTGGTGGTCGCGGTGCTCTCGATGACCTCGGGCTGCGCCACGGCCCGCCCGCCCGCCGCTCCGCCCGAGACGGTGGGGACGCTCGCCCCGTCGTACGCGAGCATTGCGGTCGCCCCGCTCAAGCACGACGCGCCGCCGGATCTTGGTGGCGTGGCCGGGACTGACGACGACGCCCCCGCCACCACCAGCCTGGACGTGCTCCACCAGGAGGCGGCGCAGGCGGGGGCGGTCGACGTGGCGCCCAAGACGGACGGCGTGACGGTCGGAGGTGGACGGTGAAGATCACCAAGGTCTCGAAGATGACCGGCGTCGAGCACACCCGGGAGATCGCCATCTCGGACGACCAGCTGGCCCTCTGGAGGGACGGCGGCTACATCCAAGACGTCGCGCCGATGCTGTCCCAGGATGACCGGGAGTTCCTGATCTCGGGGACGACGCCCGAAGAGTGGGCCGAGGCGTTCGGCGATCCGGTCGAGGACGCACTCGAAGGCCGCGCGGCGATGGAGCGAGCGAAATGAGCGAACTTCAGCTGACGCCATACCAGCAAGCGTTGATCGAGCAGGGAGCGATCGCGCTCGGCAGGATCGCGGCGGCCTCAGAGCGGTTCGTTCAGATCGTCGAGATCGCCGCCTCCGGATGGCTCAACGCCTGTCCGCCTCGCGGCGATTACCGACCCGACATCAACGCCAACGTGCGCTGCCCAGGCGACCCGATGCCCGAAGAGGATCCGCGAACATGAGCAACCTCAGCTTCACCTACCCGAAGCCGATGCCCGACCTCACCATCGAGACGACCGGGGGCGGCTCCCTCGGCAACTGCTACTCCTCGACGACCTGGCGGGTGACCTCGCTCCACCGCCTCTCCGTCAAGAAGCTGGAGGCGCTCAACGAGGCCGGCGTCCTGGGGTTCGGGCAGGAGTTCTACATCCGGTCCCAGGCCGACGGGAAAGAGGCGCCAGCGGGAGAGAAGGAATCGGCGTGCGTCGCGGTCGACCGGAACACCGGGAAGCCGACGGCGGACCCCGCGATCAACCAATACAGCGGGAAGCCCTACGAGCCGCACAAGTACCCGTTCTTCGTCTACGAGTGCGAGAGCAGGTGCGACAGTGGCGACTGAGCCGTTCCGATTGATCACGAGCGACCCGCCGTGGCGCTTCGGCGACGCGCTCCCCGGCAAGTCCCGCGGCGCCGGCAAGAACTACAAGACGATGACCATCGAGGAGATCTGCGCGGTCCAGCTCCCGCCGCTCGCCGACGATTGCTACCTCCTCCTCTGGCGGGTGGCGGCGATGGTGGAGGAGGGCTACCGGGTCGGGCGCGCCTGGGGCTTCACCCCCAAGAGCGAGGTGGTCTGGGAGAAGACCACGAAGAACGGGCTCCCTCATTTCGGCATGGGACGGCACGTTCGAGCTGCTCACGAGACCGCGATCCTGTTCGTGCGCGGGAAGCCGAAGCCGGCGAGCAAGTCGGTGCGCAGCCGGTTCTCCGCGTCGCTTCCGATGGATGAACGTGGCCGGCCGATCCACTCGGCCAAGCCTGAATTTTTCTACCGCGAGATCTGCGAGCGCCTCTCGCGCGGCCCCTTCGTGGAACTCTTCGCCCGCCGCCCCCGGGAGGGGTGGACCACGATCGGGGACGGCCTCTGATGGAGGTCGCGGCAGCCGTGATCGCCGCCCTCATCCGCAAGCAGTGGAACGAGCGGCGCGCGCGGGAGCGATGCTGGTGTGACGCGCTGGATCCAGTCGGATGCAGCAACCTGAAGGTCGGCGGAGCGCCTGGCGCGGCATGTTCGTGTCGGTGCCACGGCAACGGTGTGTACCGGTGATCCGCTGGCTGCGCCACCTCTTCCGCCCCGCGCCGCCCCCGGTCGCCCCCAACGCCCGCCCCCGCAACCACCACCTCTCCGACGGCCGGCAGATGCAGCCCGCCTGCGGCGTCCCCTGGTCCCCGGCTGACCCGGTGACGATAGAGACGAAGGCCGTCGACTGCATCGCCTGCCGGCGACTGGCGAAGCGGCTGGACGTCGACCGTCTGTTCAAGCGACGGTAGGTTGTAGCGGCGGGAGGCGGCGCGCGCCCGGGATGGTGCGGCGGGAGATCCGCCGCCGCCGGGTGATGGTCATGAAACAAACGGGCGCGCGCCGCGCCTGCGTTATGCTGGGGCCTGCAATGGCCGCACGGGAATTCATCGACAGAACCGGACAGCGCGTTGGCCGGTTGCTGGTGCTCACCAGGACTGGCGTCGCCGGTCGATGGCGTTGTCGCTGCGACTGCGGTCGCGAGACCGTGCGGCGTGGCTGCGATCTCACCAATGGACATACGAAGTCGTGCGGCTGCCTGAAAACTGGAGTCAAGCGCCAGGCCGTCGTTGATGGCGATGTCGTGCGCATCGCATTGACGCGCGGGTTATTCGCGACGGTCGATCTGGTCGACGCCGATCTGCAGCTGTTCAACTGGGCGGCGCATCGAGGGAAGAAGACCTGGTACGCGATCCGGAGCATCGAACGCGGCCCACGCGGAGCGAGCAAGAAGACGTGTTTCCTTCTTCATCGCGTGATCGCGGAACGCGCGGGATATGCGATCGACGGGATCGAGTTCGACCATCACGACGGTGACGGACTCAATTGCCGCCGGCTGAACCTGAGGCCGGCCTCAGACGAGCAGAACGCGCAGAACTGCCGCAAGCGCAGCGACAACACGAGCGGGGTCAAGGGCGTTCACTGGGACACCGCGCGCCGCAAATGGGTCGCCCAGATCGTGGCCTCGGGCAAGTACCACACACTCGGGAGGTTCGAGAGCAAGGGCGTTGCCGCCAGCGCATATGCCGTCGCTGCCAAGGAACTACACGGAGACTTCGCGAGGACCGAATGACGCGGACGGGTTCATGGACGACCGGGAAGAAAAAGAGGATCGAGCCGATCGCTGTCGGTGCTCTCAGCTTTCCTAACCTGGCGCAAGGACTCGTTGGGGTGAGCGACAAAACGTTGCAGGACCACCTGACCCTCTACCAGGGCTACGTGGCCGAGCTCGCCGCCCTCGACGCGGCCCGCGCGCAGCCGACGCGCTTCCCGCCGTCCATCCCATCGGGCGAGCTCGCCGCCCTCCTGGCCTCCCCCGTGCGCGATCTGGCGCTCACCGTGAACGACGGCCAGCTCGGGGAGGCGGTCGCCCAGGTCGAGGGGGAGCTGACCGCGCGCGGGATCGTGTGGCGGCCGCTCTGGTACATCGGCGAGCCCGACTTCTGGACGACCGACCAGGCGACCTCGATCAACCTCCCCTGGTACTTGGCGAGCGATCGGATCTGGGAGCTCGTGAACGAGCAGGACCAGCGCTACACGCGGGAGGAGGTGGTCTCGATCCTGCGGCACGAGGTCGGTCACGCGCTCGGCTACGCCTTCGAGATCTGGCGGGACGGCTACTGGAAGCGGACCTTCGGCGACTTCTTCGCCCCCTACCTCGACGAGTACACCCCCGACCCCACCAGCACCGACTACGTGCGCCACCTCCACGGGATGGTCTCGGCGGCCAACGCCCACTACGCCCAGAAGCACGCGGACGAGGACTGGGCCGAGACCTTCGCGACCTGGCTCGATCCCGGCTCCCGCTGGCGCGAGGAGTACGCCGAATGGCCCGGCGCGCTGGCGAAGCTCGAGACGGTGGAGACGCTCCTCTCGAGCTGGGGACGGGCCTATGGGCCGCCGGTCAACACCATGGTCGGGCGCCGCGTGCCGTACACGACGCTCGACTACACGGTCGGCGAGTACCTCGGGGTGAAGGCTGGCCCCGACCCAGCCGAGGCGCTCCTGCGGCGGGCGCCAACCGTTTACGACGCGGTGGTCCTGCACGAGCTGTTCTTCGGCGGGCTCGCGCGCGGCGCCGGCGTCGCTGGCCCTGGGCCCGCCTTCACCGCCGCAGTCGGGCCCGGCGGCTTCGACGGCTGGTGGGCGGACTTCCGCGCCGTCGCGCGCGCGTCGACTGGCTGGGCGCTGGCGGTCTGGGACGCTCGGGCGGGGCGCGTGCGCAACGTCCTGGTCGACGGCCACGCGAACGGCGTCCCGGCTGGCTGCCAGGTCCTGGTGGCGCTCGACTGCTTCGACCACGCCTTCGCTGGCGACGTGGGGATCCGCAAGGACGTCTATGTCGCGAGCTGGGCGCGGAACGTGAACTGGGGCCTCGTCGACCTCCGCGTGCTGCAGGCGGCGCCGGGCTTCGGGCTCACGCTCCCGGTCCCGCCGCTCTCCACGCCAGCGCTCGTTCCGACGGTGAGTCTGGTCCTGCCCCTTCGCACGGAAGACCCGACCGTCGAAGACCAGGAGCCGCTGGTCTAATCGGTGGCGAACTTCGGCATCCCGCTCCCGGCGATCCCCATCTGGCCGGTCAAGCACAGCTTGGAAAAGCTGCGCGAGGTCCAGAGCGATCCCTTCACCTTCAGCCACGGGTACCGGCTTGAGGCCGTCACCCCCGGCGAGCGGAAGTTCCCCAGCTTCGAGAAGTGCGTCCAGACCGGGTTGATGGCCGCCGAGCTCGCCGCGCGCCGCATGCCGGTGTACGTGGGGGTGGACCTCGCGGGGAAGAAGCGGAAGGGCAACGCGATCTTCGCGCTGGGGCTCGACGCCAACCTTCGCCGCTGCCCGGTCGAGATCCGCTGCGGCCATTGGACGTCCCCCGACACGGCCCGCAACCTGGCCGAGGTGGTGCAGAACCACGACGTCCGCTTCATCCAGGTCGAGAACAACGGGTACCAGCAGGCGCTGATCGATTGGGTGAAGGAGAGCAAGTACGACTTCTGGATGAAGATCGAGTCGTTCACCACCGGCTCGAACAAGACGGACCCCGACGTGGGTCTGCCGGCGCTGGAGGTCGAGTTCTTCAACGAGGGGTGGATCATCCCGGGCGGGGAGTTCGAGGGGCACCCGCCGGCGTGCGCCTGCGATTGGTGCAGGTTCCGCGACGAGTTCGTGAACTACCCGAAGGGGACCAGCACCGACGTCGTCATGGCCGCCTGGATCTGCCGCGATGCCGCCTCGAAGTGGGCGCCCAAGCGGTCGACGCCGTTCAAGGGTCGGAACTTCAGCAGGCGGTGACCGACCTCGGGTAGCATCCGGGGCCATGCCCAAGCCGCGCGCCGTCGACGTGATCGAGATCGAACGGGCCGACGTCGGTCCCCTGAAGCAGCTGGCCAACGTGGCGATCAAGCTGCGGCTCGGGGGAGCGCGGAGGGGCTACGTGTTCACCATGACGAGATCGGCGTACGAGGCGAAGACGCCGGACCTTCGGATGCGGGAGGCGCAGGCGCTGGGGAACCTGGTGCACCCCCACCCGTGCACGCTGATCATCATGCCGGACGAGGCGCCGGACCTTCGCGCCTACCAGATCGTGGCGAAGTGAGCGCGCGGAAGAAGAAGGCGGCGGGGCCAGCGCTGGCGCCGCTTCCGGTGGTCGATGGGCCGCGCCGCCAGAGGATCCAATACATGGACCTCGACGAGCTGCTGAAGCGGAAGCACCCCGACAACAGCAAGCTCCACGACCAGGCGCTGATCGAGGAGATGATCGCCGACAACGGCTTCGTCTCGCCGCCGCTCCTCGATGAGCGGTCCGGGCTCCTCGCGTTCGGCCACGGCCGGCTCGACCAGCTGGCGGCGATGAAGGCGGCGGGCGCGCCGGTGCCAGAAGGTGTCGAGGATCTCGACGGGGCCTGGATGGTTCCGGTGATCCTGGGCGTCAGCTTCGCCAGCGACGAGGCCCTGCTGAAGTACCTCGTCGGCGACAACCGAGCGGTCGAGAAGGGCGGCTGGGACAACAAGAAACTGGTCGAGGCGCTGTCGCGGATCGGGAAGGAGAACCTGCGGGCGACGGGGTTCGCGTCCTCGGACCTGGTGACCTTCCTGGCGCGGCTGAAGAACACCGAGCCGCGCGGGCGGGGAGACGCAGAGGCGGTCCCCGATCTCCCGAAGCGGTCGGTCACCAAGCCGGGGCAGCTCTGGCAGCAGACGCTCGTCATGATCCACGCCGATCCACCCTACGGAATGGGGAAGGAGGCCGAGGGAATCGAGAACGACAACCTCTACGAGGCGAAGCTCGACGCCTTTCAGAACGAGTGGTGGGCGGCCTGGCGCAAGCACCTCTCGGAGGTCGGCAGCTCCTACGTCTGGGGGAACGCCCCGGACCTCTGGCGGTGGTGGTGGCGGCACCTCGAAGCTGCTGGTGGGCTCGTCATGCGGAACGAGATCGTCTGGGAGAAGGGCCACGGCCACGGAGAACGGACCGCCTCGGCCCATTCGTACCCGCCGGCGTCGGAGCGCTGTCTCCTCTTCATGCTCGGCGGCCAGCAGTTCCTCGGCAACCAAAACCAGGACGACTACTCCGCCGGCTACGAGCCGCTGCGCGCGTGGATGGAGGCGGAGCGCGACAAGGCCGGCTGGGACAACCCGGCGATCAACCGGCTGACGAAGACGAAGATGGCGAGCCACTGGTTCACGCGCTCCCAGTTCATGCCGATCAGCGAAGGACACTACGAGGCATTGCAGAAGGCGACGAAGCCGTCCGGCATCCCCTCCTTCGTCGAGAGCTACGGCGCGATCTCGAAGCGATTCTCGAAGTCGTTCAAGCACCGGCGCGAGCTGACCGCCGCCCTCCGCGAGACCCGCAGCTACTTCGACAACACCCACGACGCGATGACGGACGTGTGGAGCTTCCCTCGCGTGGTCGGAGAGGAGCGCTTCGATCACGCCACGCCCAAGCCGGTCGCGCTGGTCGCGCGCGCCATCAAGACGAGCGCCCCGCCGGGCGCTGCGGTCGGCGTCCCCTTCGCCGGCACGGGCCCAGAGTTCGTGGCGGCCGAGCAGTGGGAGCGGCGCGCGTTCGGGGTCGAGATCACCCCGGCCTATTGCGACGTAATTGTTCAGCGCTGGCAGGATTTTTCAGGAGGCCGCGCGAAGAAGCTGGCAGGCTGACTGGACCCACCCCCGCCCCGGGAGGTAGGCTTTCGTCCATGGGTGCAGGAGAAGGATCGCGCGGCGGCAAGGTCGTCGGGCACACGAGCTCGGGGCGTCCGATCTATGCCAAGGAGGCGACGGCGAAGGCGGCGATGGGGATGGACCCACACCCGGGGGTGAGGCAGACGACAGCGCACGCGCCGTTCCATACCGCCCAGGTCCAGAAGCTAGAGAAGGGCGCGGCGACCGGATACGGGCGGACTCTCCCGCGCGAGCCGACCATGCTTGAGAGAGCAGGGGCGCATGCCGAAGCGCCGCACGTCACGAACCTCACGAAGATTAAAGAGCGGGTCGTCTCCGAGGATCGTCCCCTCCGTCCGCGAGGGAATCTCGATCGCCCCGCTGTCCTGAACAAGCCCGGCTACAACCCCCGCTGACCGTTTCCGGTGGACCCCGCCCCCATCGCGGTGGCAGGCTGTTCGCCATGCCCAAGCCCGACGAGTCGCCCGGCGCGGAAGACGACCTCTGGTATCCACGGACCCAGAGCTTCGACGTGGTGATCTTGAAGAAGAACGTCAACACGGTCACGGCGAAGCCCGAGGACTTCAAGCGGGTGCAGGTAAGGGCCGACAGCGTCTCGGAGGCGGAGAAGAGCCCCGAGGTCCTGGCCGCGCTCAGCGGCGGCTTCATCGTCCACAAGTTGGTCCCGCCCGGGTACACGACCGAGGCGGAAGTCGACGCCCGCCGGCGTGAGCACGAGGAGCGGCACGGCGGCGGCGACAGGTCGAAGGTCTGACCCATGCACCCCGCCGACTTTGGATGGGCTCTCGGGTGCCTCCGCAACGGCCAGCGGATGCGCGCGCGCCAGGGACGCTGACCGTGGGCTTCATCGAGAAGGCCGCGACCGGCGCCTACGAGGCGACCATGGACCGAGTCGTCACCAAGCTCGACTACGGCGTTCAGGACCAGCGGCCCGGGATCGACGAGCAGCAGCGCCGGGAGTTCCTGGCCGAACACAGCGACGGCAAGACGGACGAGAGCTTCCGCCAAGCGCTCAGCTACCACGGGTTTGTCTGGTGGCCGGTCGAGCGGCTGGCGCTCCTGCCGGGCCCGCTCAAGACGGAGGGCGAATGGAGGAACGACAAGCTGAAGCTGGCCTACACCCCGAGCGACCTGACGACGGGGTGGCCGGGGGGGCCGGAGGCGTTCGACCGGTACATCCGGGAGGAGAAGCTGAAGCGGCAGGCCACGAAGGGGAAGGTCACCAAGCAGGACCTCGTCCGCGCGCGCCAGCGCAGGTAGTCTGGCTGCCCTTCTCCACGCGCGCGCTCGAGGACGAGACCAGGTCGCTCGTCGCCCTGCAGCCTCCACCGCCCGCCCCGCCTCGCCGCGGCCCGCTCCGCCGCTTCCTTCGCTGGTGGTGGCGGACCACGTTGATGTATCTCGGTCGCCCGGAGTAGGCTGACCCGTGGCCGCAACGACGATCAAGGGCGCCCCAGCGCCGACAGCGTTCGTCCCCACCGACCAGCAGGTGGTGCAGCTCCTCCAGCAGCGGGCGGTCTTCGACGTCACCGAGCGTTACGCGAGGCTCGACCGGAAGGAAGCCTTCGCCCGCGCACTCGAGTACGACCACCAGAAGACCGACTGGTGGGGGGACCGCGCCGACGCGCTGGAAACGATCTCGCCCGAGGTTCTCTTCCCCGCCGGCACCCAGCCGAGCGGCGGCGAGTCGCCGAAGAAGACCGCGCGCGAGAAGCGCCCGACCGCCCCCACCCGGAAGGCGAAGACCACCACCCAGCGCTTCACTGACATGCTCTTCAGCTCCCAGCGAATCCCCAAGGTGAAGGTCGAGCAGGACGCGGACACCGAGGACTACCTGGACGCGGTCAGGGAGGCGGGCCGCTTCTGGCGATCGATGCGGATCGCCCGCAACAAGGGCGGCGGCATGGGCTCGGTCATGATGACCGTCCACGTCGTCGAGAGCCGCTGGGTCTTCGAGGTCCACAACGCCAAGTACGTCGCGGTGAAGATCTGGAAGGACAAGCGCAACTGGAGCCTCCGCGGCGTGCTGCTCATGTATCGGACGCTCCGCACGGAGCCCGGCGCTGACGACGACGGCAAGCCCGACGGGAGCATCCGCCAGGTCGAGTACCTGGTCCGTCGGATCATCACGGAGAACGACGACATCCGGTACACCGAGATCACGGTCGACGCCGCCAAGGCGGACCCGGCGAACGCATGGACGATCGATCCCCAGCTCTCCCTGCACCACGGGCTCGGCGTCTTCCCCGGCACCTGGATCCAGAACATCGCCGATGAGGAGGACGAGGACGGCGGCGGCGCCGACTGCGAGGGGGCCTTCGAGACGATCGACACGAACGACCGCCTGATCTCTCAGGCGAACTACGCCACCCTCGCCAACTGCGATCCCACCGTCATCACCTCGACGGATCCCCACGTAGTCGACGGCAATGGGGCGATGGTGAAGGGATCCGACTTCGCGATGGAGGTCGGCCTCCAGGGCTCGGCCCGGTACATGGAGATGACCGGGTCTGGCATCGAGATGGCGCTCAAGGTCTCCGACAAGCTGGAGAGCCAGATCGACGAGATCACCGGCGCCGTCTTCCCCGACGACCAGGACATCGCCAACAGCCAGAGCGCCAAGGCGATCGAGCTCCGCTATGCCCCGATGATCTCCCGCTGCGACGACCTCCGCGGCCAGTATGGGGACGCGATCGTCGAGGTGATGAAGATCGTGGTGCTCATCGGGAAGAAGGCCGAGGCCCCGGTGCAGCTCCCGGACGGCGAGGACGGGCAGACGCGGATCGGGAAGTTCAAGCTGGACATGCCGATGCGCCGCGCGCCCGCAGCAGACGGCCAAGCCACCGACGAGCTCGTACCCCAGAAGCTCGGCGCCGGCGGGTACATGAGCCTCAAGTGGGGGCCCTACTTCCCCCCCACCGAGAACGACATCAAGGACATGATCCAGAACAGCACCGCGGCGAACGCCTCGCGGCTCATCACCCAGGTGACGGCCGCCACCCGCGTGGCTCCCCTCTTCGGCGTGACCGACGTGGAGGCAGAGGTGGCCGGCGCCAACGCCGAGAGCCAGGAGCAGGCGGAGCGAGCGCTGGCCGGGTTCGAGGGCGGCGTAAAAATGGAGCGCACCGTCGTCGAGGGGACGCAGTCGGAGCAGGACGGGGACGGCCAGAACAGCCCCGGCGCCGGCCAGGGCGGCCAGCCGTGAGCGAGCGCGTCGACATCGGCCACGGCGTCACGATCTCGATCTGCTACTACCCGACCGAGAAGGACGCTCCCGGGATCGACCCATCGCTGGCGGGGAAGCTGTCCGGCTTCGACTATTGGCACTCGTGCAAGGACGGGAAAGAGGCGCTCGGGTTCATCCCGCTCGACGACGGAGCGCGCGGATGGACGCTCGATAAGCTGGAGCCGCTGACGGTCTCGCCGTCGTTGCTCTGCCGGGCCTGCGGCCACCACGGCTTCGTCAAAGACGGCCGCTGGATCCCCTGCTGATGCCCGCGCCCGACGGCACCATCTCCCTCGCCCTGGACCTGGACGGCTCCCTCGTCGAGAAGGACGTCACCCCGCTGCGCTGGCGCCCGAAGGCACGCGAGTTCGTGGTGGCCGCAGCCGCCGCCGGGATGAAGCTCTGGCTCTTCTCCTGCCGCTGCGCGGTCGCCTGCGTGCTGGTCGACGCCGAGCCGTGGGACGCCGACGACTTCTGGCGCAGCGGCCGCGCGAGCCCAGACGTCGAGAAGAGCTGGGCACTCTGGGAGGAGGCTCGGTCCTTCCTGATTGCGGAGGGCGTCTGGCACCTCATGCAGCCCTGGACATCCCCGGGTAAACCCATGGTCGACGCCTTCGTGGATGATCGCAGCGAGGTCCCAGACTGGGGTCGACTCGCGCAGGAGTTGGGGGTTACCCTGAGCCATGCCTACCCGGGAACAAGTCGCCAGTATGCTCAGGCGGGGGCCGTCGTCGCGGCCCGGTAGCGCTCCCGCCCCAGCACCAGCGGCCGCCGCGCCGTCACCCGCCACGCTCCCGCCGCCCCCCGACGGCTACGCCTACGCCTGGAACGAGACGCACCGGCAGTTCCTGCTGGTCCAGGTGGCGCTCCCGCTCGCGGCCGCGCCGCAGCCGTCCCGCCTCGTCGGGCCCGGCGGCCAGCCCCTTGGCTCCCCCAGCGGCGCCCCGGGCTCGATGGCCAACGGGCTCCTCCGCCAGGGTGTCGACAGCGAGGGGAACGCGGTGGACAAGTATCACGAGTACCTCGCTGGACTGAGGGATCTCGATCCGTCTGGAACGGACAGCAGCGGCAGGCCGCTCCTGTACCTGCTGCCCCCCGTCGAAGAGGCCGAACGTCTCTACCCCACGCCGCGCGCCATGGTGCCCGAGTACGACGGCCAACGGGACCCGTTCGGCGGGCGCCAGGCGAACCTTCGGATCGGGGCAGATGGGGCGCCGGTTCCGCCCGGTCCCTCCACCAACCCGAACGCCCCCCCCGTCGTGGCCTCGGGGGAGTAGGTGGCGACCCGAGCAGCCGTCGCGTCCTGGTCGGCGGCGCGCAAGCGGGCGGGCGGGCGCAACCGGCGGGCGGACGCCGCGGTCGTGCGGCAGATCCAGCGCGAGGCCCGCGAGCACGGCGCCACGCTGGCGAACGGGGGGAAGGGCGGATTGGATCCCAGGCTGGCAAGGGCGGTTTTCCGCCGGGACGGGTACCGCTGCACGAACAAGCACTGCCCCACGCCCAAGCGGCGGGTAACGCTTGATCACATCAGCGGCCATCCGAAAGAGATCCGGGAGGACAGCGAGGCGCGGAAGCGGAAGGACCTGAAGCGCGGCGTGAAGATGGGCCACGTCAACAAGCTGGACGCCCTCCACACGCTCTGCGAGGACTGCCACACGGAGGCGAGCAACAGCGTCCACGCCCGAGAGAACGCCATCGAGGCCGGCAAGAAACCGCCCCCGATGCGCGGCGATCGGAGGTAGCGTTCCGGCCCATGGCCGATGAGCTGATCGTCCCGCCTGGGTATCCGAAGATCTCCACGCTGTGGGATTGCATCGTCGAGACCGAGGCGATGATCGACGCGACCGCGCGCGCCGCCGCCGAGCACTTCAGGCAGCGCCGGTCCTGGCGGGTTCGACTCCACCGCAGACTGCGCTGGTGGGCCGTCCTCCTCGGCCTCGCTCCCTTCGCCCCGGCCAAGAGCAACTATTTTCCGTTCACGCCCGACATCACGCCAAAGCAGATCCGGAAGCTCCCGTTCTTCGAGGGGCTGGCGATCGCCATGGTCATCACCGACCTGGTGATCCGCGAGGAGCTGGTCATCTGGCTGAACAAGAAGCAGCCGCGCGCCAAGAGGATCTCGGTCGCGCTGGACGACTGGGACGGCACCCGCCACGACGTTTCCTCGGTCCCGCCCGCGGGCGCGTAGTATCTGCCGCATGAGCGTCCACGGGAGCACCGACGGGGGAGAGACATCGGTCTGCGGCAAGACGAGGGCCGAGCTGGCCTTCGAGTACGTGAGGACCAAGGCGCTCGAATCCGGCGACTTCACTGGCGAGCCGTGCGGGCGATGCCTGTCCCTGATCAACCAGAGGGTCTCGACCTACGTCGGCGCCAACCCCGACCACCTCCAATCGGCCACCATTCGTTTGTTCGATGCCACCGGGCGCGAGATCACCAGCCTGCAGATCAACACCCGCGAGTACGAGATCGAGGCGACATCGGAGACCGGGTACGACGAGGAGAAGAAGCGCAGCACCATCAAGTTCAAACTGATGGCCGTCGCAAGAAAATAAGACTCGGCCCGCTCGGGACCGGGACCTGCCGGCCACCCCCTCGAGCGGCGCGGTCCGCGAGCTGACACTCGCGGCGGCCCGCGATCGGAAGCCCCCCTGTCACCGGGCAGGGAAATTCGGCAGATCGGTCGCCTGACCCTCGTAAGGGGTCACGTAGTTAAACCGGAGGCCACGATGCTCGACAAGCTCAGCGAAGACTTCACCGGGGACCGGTCGCTCTCGCGGTGCGGGATCTGCTTCACCAAGGCGACGCCCAAGAACCCGATCTTCCAGCTCAGCTGCGCGCGCCCCCTCTGCGTGAAGAAGCACACCGACACGGACGGCGAGGTGATCGACTGCGCGGAGCACGGGCCGATCGTGACGCACTTCAACGTCACCCGGTGCAGGAAGTGCGGGGGCTCGCGTGCCGTGGCCAAGGCGATGAAGGAGCACCAGCAGGCGCACCACCCGAAGGCGCTGCCGGCATGACCGTCCGCGGGCTGATCGGGTTCATCATCGCGACCGGCTGCACGGTCCTCTACGTCTGGGCGATCACCGGCCTACTGGCACACGGAACGCACTGGAACCCGGCGACCGGCTACCGCGAACGGTGCCTGATGGGGCTCGGCTGCACCTTCGCCCTCGATCGACTAAAGGCGCTCGCCGGTCACCTGCGCGCCGCGATCCGCGAGGAGAGAGCCGCCCGCCGGCGACCGCGGTAGACTGCCGCCGTGGCCGTCAGCCCGCTCATCCGCGAGATCGTGGCGCTCCACCGCGCCCAGCTGGCCGGCATCATCGAGGTCCGCGGCGTCGGGCGCCTGCGCGGCATCTACGCCTCCTCCCGGACCGAGCTCGAAGACCGCCTCGCCTCCCTCAAGCGGGACGGCAAGGGCCAGACCTTCGCCGCCGTCCACCTGCAGCTGGTGCTCGCCCAGGTCGTCGAGGCCCTCCGCAACTTCGAAGCCCCCTTCCGCGAGCACCTCCACCAGACGGGGCAGCTCGCCGGGGTAGTGGCGCCGCGCCAGGTGGCGCAGATGATCGGCAGGGTCGAGACGGCCCGCGGCGCCATGACCCCCGTCATCGCTGCCGAGCAGGCTGCGGTGGTCCGCGGCGTCTACCCCAGCGTCGCCCCCACGCTCCTCCAGCGCTACCGCGACAGCGCCAAGCGCTACGGGCCCCAGGCGCTCCTGTCCATCCGTGACGGGCTCTCCCGGTCCCTGGTGCAGGGGGAGACGGTGGACCAGGCGGTCGACCGACTGGTGAAGGCGGGAGGGACGTTCGATGGGCAGCGTTGGCGGGCAGAGAGGGTATGCAGGACCGAGCTCTCGCACGCAGCCGGGGTGACGACGCAGAGAGCGATGGAGGGCTTTCGGATGTCCATGCCGAAGCTACTCAAGCGCTGGGTCGAGACGCGGGACGATCGGGAGGGGGACGACTCCAAGGATCTGGACGGCCAGACGGTGCCGGTCGACCAACCGTTCGTGTGGGTCGTGAAGGATTCGAAGGGGCGCCCGACCGGCAAGATCGTCCGAATGATGCAAGGACCAAACAGACCAAACGACAGAAGCCTCTGCATTCCCTGGCAATCGGCGTGGGGCAACCCGGAGACGGTGGCACCGGCGGGCCCCGTGAAACCCACGACAAGAGGACTGGCGTCCTCGTGATTCGCTCCGCACTATACAGGCATGCCAGCGCGAATCGACATCGACGTCAGTGCATTCGTCGAAGACTACTCGGCGGGTAAGACCCTCGAACAGATCGGCGCCAAACACGGCGTGTCGGCCAACCTGGTGTGGAAGCGAATCGTGGCGGCCGGCGTGACCATCAGGCGGAGGATCAGGAACCGAAAGCGCGTCGCGGTCGACGTAAATCAGCTGGTCGTCGAGTATGTGACGGACGGGTTGCCTCTCATGGCCATCGCCAAGAAGCACGGGCTCGGGTTTCGGGTCGTCCGCGATCGGCTCGACGAGCTCGGTTACGTTCGCATCTACGCCCCCGATCACCCGAACGCTCAGTGCGGCGGCTACGTCCTCTAACATCGGCTGGTCATGGAGAAGCGCCTCGGCCGATACCTCACGGCCGACGAGGTCGTCCATCACCTGAATCACATCAGGAGCGACAACAGGGACGAAAATTTGGAACTTCACGGATCGAACGGCGAGCACGTCCGGGCGGAACATGGTCGGGGCGTCTGCTCCGTCCCCGGGTGCGGGAAGCCCCACAAGTACCGCGGCTACTG